CTAGCCACGATCTCTCCGGCTTCTTGGGATGCCTGTCCGATTTCGGCGGACGGGACTCCAATAGCTCTAAGGGCTCGAATAGCTTCGTTTAGGCCGACAACCTTAACTCCTTCAGCCATGATTAAGCTGTTGCGTCTACTGTAACTCCGTAGTAGATGTCAGAAGCAGGAGTGTGAGGAGTGCTCTTGACGGTCAAGGTAACGCTAAACACGGAGGTCTCGTTGCTAACCAAAGCTAGTGGAGGTAGCTGGTCGAATGTAACGACTCCGGTGTAGTGAGGTTCGCTTGATGATGGAGTTGAGTTTCCGTTAGGAGCGATGGTGAAGTTTGCGGTTGCACCAAAGTTGTCCCAAAGGACACGGTAAAGGCTGGATGAATCTCCAGAAGTAATTCCGTCAAGTTGTAGTGACCACTGCCCGCCAACTCTAACCTCGCAGAATGTTTGAACGTCCCCAGGAGCATCTCCTAGGGTTAGTTCAACCATGTTTGCGTCGCAAGCGTATTCGGTAGCACCAAACTTGAATAGAATGTTTTGAGCTTTGATTCTTGTAGAAGCAGGCATTTAGCTAACTCCCTTTCTAAAGTGTTAAGTCGAGCTGGACGAACAAGTTCGCTGCCAGATACTCGGCGTTGTTTGTTTGTAAGTTGTAAGGCTGGTTTACCGAAGTTATCCGAACGTATTTCAAAGGTTCGATTGCATTCAGAACATCCTCGATGAGCTGGTCTAGATTTTCCGTTGCCTTTTTGTTAGTCGCGGTAGAAGCTACCAAAACTAATTCAAGTCCTAAACTCCATTCACCAAACTGTGCTGTTTGCAAGTAAGGCTGCGCGGAGTTCATGATAACGATAGGAGGAGTTATGCGCTCTGGAATGTATTCCAAAACGTTCAACCCAGCGTCCGCTAGTTCAAGTTTGAACTCGACCTTAGACGCGTTTATCTCGCTCATACTGCATAGCCTACGTATCTTTGAAGCAACGGATACACCGCGTTCATAGGATCCTTGGCTACTCGAATAGGAGCGCCGTCAAAGCTGGCAAATTGAGCAACACCGTTAGGAGCGCTGCGACGGTGGAAGAGTTCCGAGCTTGTTATTAGAATCGCCTGGTCTTCGAGCGAAACCGGAACGGTGTCAATCTCTCCAATGTAGGTCGAAACTAATGCGGAACCAGCGGTCAGACACTCCTGGGGGAATGTAGTCTCATCGGTTCCAACATAAGCCTGGAACTCTGCCAACGTCACGGACATTTATAGATCCTTATACGGTTAGAAGCGAAACGATTGCACCCTGACGCTGTGCAGCAACGGCCATGTAGCCGTATACCGATACATCGTCTGTAAGTGTGGTGATGTCGTTTGAGCTCAATCTAACAGGTGATCCAGCGGACTCCCATGAAGTAAGAGCTGCAGCGTTAGCTAGTAGACAAGTGTTTGTTCCTAGCTGTGGATCTACGATGATTGGAAGACCAAACAAAGAACCAGATAGACCTGGGATGTTTGAAGTTCCAATGGTGTTAGAACCGTCTCCAGTAGCGGAGAAGTTTAGCCTGCCGTCGGTTGCACCGATAGAAACTAGGTCAACGTAAGAACCTACACCAGTCACGATGAACTGTGGACGTAGGCCAGTTGCCTGGAAGATGTAGGCAGAACCTTCTGCGATACCCTTTGCAACTGTCGAAGCGTCGGTCTTTGCGTCGAATGTCTTACCTGCGTAGCTTAGAGCTTCAAGAACATCGATAACTACCTTGTTGGTTGCGTTAGCGTAAGCAACTGTTAGACCTGCAAATACCTGGTCTAGAGTGTTGATGGTTGCGCGCTCCACATACTGACGTGAGAAGGATGTGTATCCACCGTAAGTCTTGACATCTGCAGACATAACCTCGAAGCTCAAGTTTCCAAAAGCTAGTGCGGTGTTGTCTGGTGTCTGGTTGTCTACGTCTAGAGTGTTGCTGTCAATCTGAATGTATTCAACTGCAAGTCCGCTTGCTGGTAGTGCTCCACGGGTAAACGCGGACAAGGTTGGACGGTTGTTGGTGATCAGAGTGTCTAGGTATCCTACGAATGGAGGCAGGATAGCTGCATCTGCAGAAGTTGAAGCTGCACGGGCTAGAGCCTTAGCGTCTTCGTCTCCAGTTAGAAGAGCCTTTGCGAACTCGCCTTGTGAGCGGAACTTGTGTGTTGCTGGTGATGCCATTTCGACGGTCTGTCCTGCTTCGATAACGCGGCGCAATTCTGCAACCTCGTCCTGAACGGTGCGAACGTCAAGTTCAATGTTTTCCATTGTTTCACTTTCTGTTTCATTAGGAGTCTCAACGATTTCTTCAACCTCTTCGGTTTCGATTTCGCTTCTGACTTCGGTTATTTTTGCGCCTTCAAAGGCAGGAAAGGGAATTATACTGACTTCTTTTAAGTCGACTAACTCCCTAACTATCGTTTGGCCTTCCTTCCGGTCTTTTACCGGGAAGAATCCAACCGAGAATCGGTTTAGGACATCGTCCTTTAGTAGTGTGTAAACTTCGTCTCCGCGTGGAGTGTTGCTAATCTTTGCAACAATTTCAAAGCCAGCTTCGGTGTCGCGTCCTTCTACAACCTTGCCGATTGGCTCTTCGTGACCGTAAAAGAGTTTTACGTTTTCAATGCTCTGGATTGCTCCAGCCTCAAAACGTTCTTTTGTATTTCCAGTTAGTTCAATCTCTTGACCATAAGGAACTGCAAGACCAACGACCGTTCTCTCTTCGGTTTCATCTAAGCGAACTTGGAATTCGCGTGTAATCATTTCAGACATCTAGTCCTTCTTTCGTTCTGACCTCTTCGGCGGTTAGGATACCGGCTGCGATTGCGGTCTGGTAGTAGTTGTAACGTGCTGCGACATCTGCCTTGAATAGATGCTCAAAGTCGAACTCGACCCGGTTGCCTCTTGGTAGACAGTTGCTAAGTGCGTCGGTGATTGCGTCGGTGTAAGCCATAAGAGTATGACGGAAGAACACCTGGTTCTCATCTTGTAAGTTTGTGTAAGTGTCGGATGATCCCGGAACGGATGTGATTAGCAACCTTGGTGGAATACCGAATAGCCTGGCGATTGCCTGTGTCTGCTGATCCTGAACTTCGGTGAAGAGAGCGTCTCTAGGTGAGAGTGCTATCTGCTGGTAGTCAAAGCCATTAGCCAGAACTGCAACTTGACGGTTCTGTTGCTTGTTGTGCCAGTTGTTAGTTACTTCATCAGCTTCGGCCTTGTTCAACATCTGGTTAGTCTTTAGGACTCCGGTTGGAACTCCAGCTGCGGTAAACCAGTTCAAAGCGTAGTCGCGTAGATCTAGAGCTGCAGAGATGTCTTTGTAGCAAGAAGCGATTGGAGAGATTCCGACTAGCTGACCTGACTGGCTAAAGATTCTTAGGTGCTCGATCTCGCGCTTGGTGTAGCGCTTGCCTAAGTAGTCGTAAACGATTGTCGAGTAATCAGTTGTGCCGTCTTGCAACCTTGGGTAAGAAGGCATAACGGAAGCTGCCGGAAGAATGGTTAGGTTGTTTACCTGACCGTTAGAAGAGTATTGCTTATACCAGTAGGCGTTCCCCTGGAGAGCTAGATCTAATACTGTCTGGAATAAAAAGTCTTTGCGGTTTTGATCTAGCGATGGGTTGTTTACTAGAACTGGGTTCTCAACCTTTAGCTCGACTCCAGTAGCGAACCGGTAAGTGTTTATAGTCATCTTGCTAATCGGAGTTCCGATGATCTGAATAGCACGGTAGACCGCGGTAAGACTTAGGGCTGTGTTAGGCGTGACAATAGAAGGTTGTCTGGTTGGAATTGTAGGCTGCGATGCGCGAACTTCTGGCTTGCGGTTTAGGAGCCTGTCAAGTATAGATGCCATTTGGAGTCAAGGATACCACATACCACCGACTAGAAGACTCCTATTGTTGCGTGTGGTGCGCGTGAAGAAACGTAGAGTGCAAACACCGTTGCCATTACTGCGTCGATGTCTCCGAGTGATTCTTTACGACTTATGAACCAACTCTCTCCAGAGTATTTAGCAACCCCGTTAGGCATTTGAGCGACCAGGAGGGGATCGTTGTTGTGCCTAACGGAGCCGGTGCTAAACATAGCAAAGACAGTCGAGCATGCCGAAGAGACTTCTTTAGCCCATAGAGTCCAGACTGGTAGCCCAGAGTTTTTTAGTCTCTTAGCTAGACCAGGCAACTGGCGATCATCCAGCACTATCGCTCGCGGACTGTGTCTACTATAAAGCGATGTTAGCTCATTGAATAGTTGTTGCTCCGTAGGCGAGACTAGAGACATAACTAATTCGGTCTCATAGATGCCCTCGATGTCGTTGGCATAAGCTATCGTCGCGTGTCCCCAGTTAGTCGTAGTGTCTACGGAGAAGACTCCTCCGGTTAGGTTGGTTACGCCTCGACCGGTTGCAGCTCTAAACAAGTCTCCGGGTAGCCATGAGTTTGTAGATCCAGCGATGAATTGATTGAGTCGATAGCGTCTAGCTTCGTGTTCTGGAATTGTCTTCAAGTCCGAGATGACTTGCTCCATGCCAATACGACCTGCAGCAATAGACGGGTTAGCCTTCATGATTGCGCTTGGATCATCGACGCGAGAGTTCTCCGGTGCTTCCCATAAGAAGAAGCCAAAGCGTTCTAGATCTATTGCTCCGTTAGCTGCAGCCTTACCCGACTTGTAAAGGTCAATTAGAGTCTTCGAGTTCTGATCTCCAGCAGTCGTAATTCCAACAACAATTCCGTCCTTGCGCTGCGAGGTTCCGAGAACAGCAGCAGACCACATTCCCTCTTTTGCAAGGTGTAGCTCATCGAACAAACAAAAGCTAATGGGGATCCCTTGAAGTGCCGCTTCTTTAGCTGCCTTGACATCGTAGCGCCCGCCTCCATCCGAGGTAACAATTCCCCTGGTCTCTGTCGCTCTCTTGAATCGCTTCTTCAAGAATGGGTTGCTATTGATAACGTAAAGAACGCGGTTGTAAACAATGTTGGCCTGATCCGTGCTTGATGCTAGAGAGATGCACTGTGGGCCAATCTCGTGAAGGAGCAAGCCATAGAGTCCCAGCATGGCTGCAATAAGTGACTTACCGTTCTGCCTTCCAACGGAGATGACTACCTGGCGATAACGGAGTCGATTGGGATAGGTCGGGTGATTAGCCGGGTAACGTTCGAGGATAGCTCGAAGCAACCACTTCTGCCATTCGTCTAGTTCTAGGCCGTCGGGACTCTCCGGGCTACTCCACGCGATCTTTGCGAACTCGATGAGCTTATCCCCGTCAGTAATGAACTCATCACTAAGAGGAGGCGTGTAAGTAGTCGGGAGCTGGAGCATTAGCGAGTGAGTAACTTCTCCAGCGGGTCGATGTCCACGTTTGAAGCGCCGAGTGAACGCTGCAACTCTAGGACTGTCTTCCGAAGCTCTGCTGCCGTGCTGGTATTGCTTTGTTGGTCAAAGGACTGTGCCAGACGTAGGCATAAACCCGATAACACTTTTTGTTCAAGATTAAGTTCCAGCGTTTCAAGCCAGTTCTTGATTGAATCTTCTATCATTCGTTGCATCCTTCCGGATAATTTGACTGTTCTGCGTAAATCCCTGGAGAAGCGTGGGGTGAAACAGCGCACCCAGAAAAAACCGGGCGTCTCTTTATGTTACTTGTTTAGTCGGAGTTTCCTTCGCACCTTGTCTCTTAGGTGTGAGTGCCAATACATTCGGAAGGTAAAGATCCTTACCCGTATAGGCCATCTATTCATTCTCCAGGCTCGCTTGGACTTAATTGGTCTAATGCTTACAGGTAACAGATCGTTGATGGCGTATAGCACCCGTAACCATACCCCCTTACGCTTTGAACCTTTCGTTCCTCCATGTAATTCTTTGGAGGACGCGGTCTTGCTTTCGTCCGTTACAGGATCTGCATAGAGATTGTAAGTTGTTGATGTCGTGATTAGGTTCTGCGTTTCCGGGGGGAACGATGTGGTCGATTGTCCAGTCTTCACCTTTAAGCTCCTTCGCACACGAGACACAAATCGGTTCCAAAACAGTCTTCGCATAAGCCCTTGCATTCCTCCACAATGTCGTGTCGTGCCAGTCTGCCATCTGCTAATCCTCTCAATGTTGTGTAGTCTTTGGTGTCCCAATGTTCTACTTCAATTATTACTTCTTCAAGTGTAAGAATGTCACCTAAATCGTGGTGAGCATTTAGAAACTCCAAGATTTGCTTCCTGGCATACTGAACTCCAGCCTCGTAGCCTTTTGTGTATGGTGTCTTCATTCTTTATCCTCCTTCAAAACGATAACGGTGATTCCCTTTGTGTCTGTATTTACTGCACAACTAGGGCAGGTGTCATGCTCAACTGGGTCGTAATTGTAGTTACACCATAAGCATTCGTTCATCGAGTCTCCTCGACTATTCTCACGATTCGCTCCAGGTGATTGACATCGACGTTGGTGCTAATTACTGCGTCGTTTACGATGCCTTTGATAATCTCATCCTTTAGATGTTGGGTTGCTCCCTGCCATCCTTTGTTGTATTGATCCACCGAAGCTCTCACCATGATGTCTTTGAGCTGCTCTGCATGACGATCAATTAGGTTCTGTTTCTCTTCTTCGTAGTTATCCATAAGTCTTTACGATCCTTACTGCGAGTGTGGTTAGTATTTCTGCTAATTGTGGAACTGACATGGCCTTCAAGAAGAGCGACCCAAGTGCCGGGCGAATCTCCTCAAAGTCGTTACTCCATACCAGGTTGTCATCCATGAGTAAGCGCATAGCCTCAAACAAAATAGCGTTGCGCTCTTCAACGGATAGTTTCATTTAGAGCTCCATTCCGCGATTAGGTATAGATACGCGGTTCCTGCAGCTAACAATGCAACGGCTGGTTCTCCTACGATGTAGGCACCGAAGCATGCGAATACGAATAGACCTAAAGCCATAAAGACTCTCATTACGTCTAACATGTTGCCTCCTGTTTCTGTGTGGTAATTCAATTTTAGACTTTTGACTTCACTGTCAAGCCGTGTCGTGGCTTTGTTATCAAACTGTTACGATCTCTTACCGCTTAGGACTATCTCGCCCCGAAGGCTAGTTCCACACTCTTGGCATAGATACCGCTGATACTTGGTGTTTCCGGTGAATCTGAATCCGTAGCGTTGAAGGTTATCGCTGCCACAATTACGGCAGGAGATTGGGTTGCCCTCACTTACTCCTACATGTGGATGGTTTCGTATCCATGGCAACAAGATGTAGTAAAGGTCAATCAGAAGGTTTACGTCCTGAATCTGGTATTCCTTCATTAGTTTCCAGGCCTTAGCATTCCCGGCCATGCAGTCGAGCCAAAGCTGGAACCCGGTGTGTTGCACCTTGGCTCCAACGCCTAGCTTCTGGGATACGTAGTCTAGCTTGTTAGATGGGAACTTGAATTGGTTCTTTACGGTTCTCATTAGATCGAGTTCAATCCATGGGCTAGGTGGTAAGTAGCCGTTCTCGATGAACTCTCGTTTGATGTGTTTAGAGTCAAAGGCTGCGGAATTCCATCCGATTAGAACATCGGCTTCATCCATAACCTTGTGTAATTCATCCAGCATAGTTTTTTTACCATGATGGTGAACTGACTTGAAGATGACCTTGTCACTTCCGAGCCAGCGAGCGCCCCAGCAGATTACTTCCGTTGAGCGTTCCAGTTGCTTGATTGCTATGTTCTGATCCCATAGTCCCCAAACATGAGCCAGGTTCGGCGATGTTTCAAGATCTAAAAATAGTATCTTCATGGCTTCAAACTAGCCCTCGACGCTTACGATCTAAGTCCGACACGCCAGCCGTTATCGTTTCGTTATCAAAGGGAATCACCGTGACTTGCATGCCCGGTTCGTGGTTATCCGCATAAGTCTTCCGGACGTTTAGATCCACGACAAGATTGTCATTCACAATTACGTTAGCTGATTGGAGCGAGTCTAGGACTGCGCGGGTGAGCTTATCGATGTCGTAAGTTCCGGTTGCATACTGCCTGGTTACTGACTTGGGTCTTCTAAGCCAGAACTGTATTGATACCGAGATAGCCGTTGGAAACGGGTTATCAAGTTCAAGCATCTTTAGCTCAAACATGCGTTTCATGGTTTCTCTCCAGGCAGGGAGATCCTTATTGGCTTCAACTAGGACTATGTGTTTGCCCCGGTTGAATGCCTTCTTAGAACCTTGCGGTCTAGGGTCTCCAGCAACAAAGAGTTGGAACATTTAGAACGGTAGATCCTTAGGTTCCCCTGGTGCAACGATATTGATTACTTCTTCCAAAGCGGTTCTAGGTTCTGCAGCTCTTACAAGCTCCACTAGGCAATTGTTCAAAGAGTGCTCAACTACTTGCTTAGTCTCTTGACCGGGCTTGTTATAGGTTCCGACCTTGGTTCCGAGTGCTCCCTCGATCTTTACTTCATCGTCCTTCTTGTAATTGCTGGCATTGTCTAGCCAAGCTGTCCAGAGTCGATTACGTGGTTCGCCTTTGAAGTCGTAGGTCTCCCAGACTCTAAGTCTTGGGTATCCCTCGTTTACTACTTCGGCTACTTTTGCATAGATTGTTGTTATTGCCATTCTGTGTTTTCCTTTCTAGTGTTCTTTAAGTTTAAGTTAATTATTAGTTACTTTTAACACGACATCCACGCCGTCCCGTGACGTCTTGGGTGTCACCCCGATAAGGCGTAGGTGACGCCCCGTTCTGCCTTTCTTGACACCCCGTTGATTATGACTCAAACTACCGTCACAACCTTCCGGGCAGTCGAGAGTGATCCAGTATCGATTGGTAATTCTGTCGAATCGATAACCTTCTCCGTTGTGCTGCGACATTTCAATTTCTTCTAGCTCGACCAGCTTTTGAAGATTGCGTTGAACTTGTCTAACGGAACACCCAGCTAATTTAGCTAGGCGAGTTTGCGATGGATAGCAACCCTCTTCTGGGTCATTACCGATATGCCATGCCAGCGCCGTAAGAACGCTTCTAGCGGTTCCGGTGCTTGTGGAATGATGCAGGACGGCTGCAACGGCCTCTAGGCTCATTCTGTGCTCTCCTAGGCTATACTTTGGTTACGGGCTGGTAGTTTTCTGTGGCTACCAGCCCTCTGACTTTACTTGGCCTTTAGCGAATCAGCGAGAGACTTGATCGCTTCAAGAACATCGTTATCGACTTGTGACTTTACCGCGGTTGCGTAGATTACCCGAAGACTCTCGATGTCTTTGTTAGCTGCAGCTTCCGAAGCCTCCTCGATAAAGTTTCGAGAATCTCTAGTTGCCTTAATCATCTCCTCACGGCTAGGACGGTTCTTGGATGCAGATAGACCTAGAGTTGCAAGTCCTCGACCGATAGCCGAAGTGCTGCAGTTCTCCAAGAACGATGAGCGGTTGATGTTGCTAGATCCCCTGGTCTCATGTGCCCAATCCACCGAAGCTGGTCTAGGGTCTTCCCGGTCGGTAAAGACCGAAGCCTGAACCACAACTTCCGTCTCATTGATCAGTTTGATTTCGGTGATGATACGACCGTTGGGATAGGTCTTCCAGAACTTCTGAATACGTTCTGAAACTGGTTCATAATTGCTTAGGTCGAAACCCATTTGTTACCTCCTGTTATTTAGTGAACGTAATGAACGGCTTGCCATTACGGGCTTGAAGATTGATTACTCGATCTCCTTGGAAGAGACCATACTTGACTCCATCCATGAAGGCAAGAACCGCGGACTTGTGTGCCCTGAATTGTGTCTCCCAATACTCGGACTCGGACTTAGCCTGAAGCAAGTTAGACCATAGTGATCCAAGCTCAATCTCCCCATCCTCTAAACCCTCTGATAGTTCCCTGACCGTCTCATAGGTAGATTCAGAGCCGTCGTAAGCTGGGGCTGTATCTGTGTCTAGGAAGCCGTAGAACGCCTGTAGACGGCTTTTCATGGTCTCGACAAGGGAATCATCCCGAACGACTTCAAACTCCTTCCAATCGCCTCCTGCGACCGCTACGACAATACCGCGCTTCATCCCAAGGACGGATAGGTAATGTTGAACTTGAAGGTTATAGTGTTCTGGTAGCTTGTCCCAATACATCCGAGAGAACTTAATCTCCAGGACTCCAAGGGATCCATCTGCCCATTCAATTATACCGTCCACGTTAGCCACGGATCTAGGCTCTTCGATGCTTGCCCAAGTTCCGGTCTCGTGAACTGTTAGCCATTCTGAATTGTTGTCTTGGAATAGCTGCCTAATTACAGGCTCGAAGTAAGTGCCCATCTGCATAGAGATACTGGCCGGAAGGTCTTGCCATTGTTTACCGGACTTCTCCATGAATAGCGTGTAAGCGGACTTCCATGGGTTCTTGTCCATTACGGACGCAACATCGGAACCGCCAATACCCCTTCGGGCTTGATACCATTCCTTAGTGCCAGGCTCAAAAGTGCCTATGTATTTTGCGAAGCCTAGAGCTTCAATTTTCTGTGTGATATCCATGCCGTCATCCTAATAGATGATTGCGACATTTACTTCTTAGGCTTGGGGAGTTTCGCGTCTGCTATTTTGCCGAAGGACTTATTGATCTCATCTGGGTCAATTTTGCCGTCTGATAGGTAAGCCCTAGCTAGTTCTTGTGAGACATCGATGATTCCAGCGAACGCTGCCATGGCAATAGCTTGGGTAACTTCTAGACCGATTGCAGCTCCACCAACAAAGATTCCAGTCACCTTTAGAATGATGACCGCTAGGGTTCTTCGGATAATGTCTAGCCACATAATTAGCTCACTTTCAATTCTTGACCAAT